GCACCTCACATGACTACATGACTAATAGCCACCCTAGTTATCTAGCTACTAGACCATTAGTACCTAATAGCCATAGTAGTAAAGCTAGTTATAAATTAAAAGAATCTGAAACCGAAGGTTTCACAAAAGAGATAAAGGTTCCTATGAGAAACTACACCGATGACGGAGAAGACTTGGTTGGCTTTGGACTCGTTGAGCCAAAGGATGCGCCACAGCCTAAGATTAAGAAGTCGGACCCCAAGACTCGTGGAAAGCGACCAGAGCATGAGTGGACAGCGATGGATGTTGCTGCAGAGTTTAGTTATCAAGTGGGCAAAAAATACCCGTTACTTCCAGGAACTGTTTCCGTTAAACAATTATCGGGCGCACTTAGAAAATTCCGCACACAGTACGGAACAACTCCCCTTATAGAGTTAGAGTTGCTTCGCCTGTTCATGCAGGATGAAAAAAACTTCAAGGACATTGGGGATGAGGCTCCCCACCTTTACAAGAAGTACCTTGCCTCCTTCGGCACGAAGATGAACCAAGCACGAGAGAATCTCGGATTAAACAAAATCACTGCTAAGATTGAGACAACCCCAGCATCTGGTACTCTCATCGCCAGTGACGGTCGTACATTCCAGAACTCGTTGTCTGGTCGTGCACAACTAGAGCGACATGAGAAACGATTGAAAGGCAAGGAGAATTAAAACGTGGCTAAAAAAATTACAAAGAAATTTACAGCAACACTCGTACTAAACACCGAACAAGGTGGCGCATGGTTGGCTAACGTAAGTTTGTTAACTCCAATGATTGATGATGTTAACCCAAACTCAATGCAACCAGCAGAAGCAGTTTCATTTGAGTCAGCGTGGAAGAATGCATCAGCAGGTAAGCGTTGGATTAAGTCAAAAGTACTTGAACTAACACCACGCAAGAGTGTCAAGATGGAACCAACTAAAGTTAACAAAGAAACAGACAAGCCAATTGCGTTTGTCGGATTATTGGAGTTCAAAGCATGAGCACAGCTAACTTAATGAAAGATGCGGATTTTCTAGAGTACTTAGAAGAAAATTCAGTCCCTGAAGAAGAGACTCAAATTGCATTTGCTGCTTGGTTAAAGGAAAACGAAGAGAAGTAATTTGGACGAAGAAGAACTAGAACAAGTCCTAATGCATTTGTATGAATTAGGACTTGTTTCAGTTGAGTATGATGAAAATTTAACTGCTAGGTTTAGGATAACGGATGAGGGACAACTAGAGTTGTTTCTTAGAACTCTAGAGGGGAACATAGACGATGTATGACATCAACACTTTGTCACCGCTAAAAAAGCATTGGTTACTACGCACATCCAACATTCCCCGTAGGTTTATAGGTTTAGAACCTAGTGACATTACTGAGAAAGTAGGGTCATTTCCTACTGAAGTTTCTTCATGGGTTGAAGACATTGTGAGCGGGCACGTTATTAAAAGCATTGGAAACATTGGCGTTAATGGCGTGGGGCTTTTGTTTGATGGCGGTCCAGGTTTAGGTAAAACAACTCACGCAGTTGTTGCTGCTATGGAAGTTTTGCGCCACCTTCCAGACAATGATGCATTAGCAAGTAACCTCATGGGATTAAACTCCACAGAATACGGATTAAAATTTCGCCCTATTTATTACATGACATACCCAGAGTTTCTTTCACGGAAAAAGTCAACCTTTGATATGGATGGGGAAGACAAACGTGAGATGGGTTATGAGTTAGATGGGTTTCATGGTCGTTGCCGATTTGACTGGCTAAACGTCAGAGTATTAATCCTTGATGATTTAGGCAAAGAATACGGTTCTAAGTATGATGATACTTCTTTTGACGAAATTCTCAGACTGCGTTATGACAAAGGTTTACCTACAATTGTTACTACTAATGTTCGTTTAGAGAACTGGGAAGCGCAGTACAGCGAAGCCATGGCGAGTTTTGCTAACGAAGCCTTCATCAGAGTCCCTATACTTGGTTCAGATTTACGAGGCGCACAGTGAAAGGACCTAACGTGAGTTCAGACTGGATGACTGTTCAACAGTTTATCTCTGCTCAAGGTGCTGGCATTTTTGAAGTTGAACTAGACACTGTTACTAAAGAGACTCGTTGCAACTGCCCTGTGTGGAGTAAGAAAAGATTATGTAAGCACGTTGCTTTTGTAGAAAACAAAATTAGAACTCGTGGTCATTACTCCATTAGCGTTCCTACATCTGTTCCAGAAGAGTGGGCGCTAGAGGCAAGTCAAGACCCTGACAAATTCCGTGAGTTTGTCGTTAACTACGCTACGATAGAAGTACTATGAAAAATGGAGACATATCCAATGTCTCCTCACCCCAAGTTATCTGTGTGACGGACGTCACAATAGATTTAAAGGAAGAAGCTTCCAGACGTCTTTTGGTAAAACAGACTTCTTTTGTGGTGGGAGACATTGACTTACTTGCAGCTAACAAGCTGTGGAGACTTGCTAACAACTACTCAATCTCACTGGAGCTTGCAGGCTTTGAGAGTGAGGGTTGGTCAGAAGAACTTCTTGAAAAGGCGTTTGTAAAACTTGAGCGTCGTGTTGTCAATCCTTTTAACTATTGGCAACTCTATGAGGACCCTTTAGAGTTGGTAGGACTACTGCCGTATCGTGCTAATCTAAAGGCAGTGATAGATGTACCAGGCCGAGTTGCGATGTATGGCTCAGCAGGTGTACAACTAGACAATATCTAGTCCTTGAGGGAGGGCGTTATGTTCAGTATTGCTAATACCAATTGTCCAATGTGTCATGCAAACGACATACAAAGAATCTATGTCAACAGTAATTCCTATTTACAGTGTCAGTCTTGTGGGGAGCGGTGGAAATAATTGGCGGCAGATAACGAACACAGACTTGTCAGTAAGGTAATCGTTGATAGAGAGATAACTCCTGTCCTTCAACGTGGAATTACTGATGTGTGGTTTTTGGATGACGATAACCGCAAAGTGTGGGCGTTTGTTCGTAAGCATTACAGCGAATACAGCGAAGTTCCTACTGCTACGACTGTCTTAGACCATTATCCAAATTATAAAGTTCTTGATGTTCAAGACAGTATGGATTATCTGTTGGACACGATGGTGGATTTTCGTCGTCGTCTGCTTACTCGTCAGGGTTTAGAGAATGCAGTTGAAAGTTTACAAAATAATAATCACGATGCCGCTCTCATTGCTATGGAGCAAACTCTTTCTAGAGTTAACGAGCAAGGTGTTCTTGGAACGCATGAGATTGATTTAACTAAGAACACAGAAGAGCGTTACAAAGATTACGAGTCACTACAGAACCAAGAATTTTTAGGTATACCTACAGGATTTAAAGACATTGATGAAGCAACTGCAGGACTTCAAGGCGGTCAATTGGTAACGATTATTGCGCCACCTAAAACAGGTAAGTCACAGGTCGCATTACAAATTGCTATAAACACTCATGCATTAGGTAAAGTTCCTATGTTTCAATCGTTTGAGATGAACAATCACGAACAACAACAGCGCCACGATGCTATGCGGTCTCACATTGACCACGGACGTTTGCGACGAGGAAAACTGTTACCAGAAGAGTTAAACCGTTACATTGATATGCTCAATAAGATGGAGACAGAGCAAGCATTTCATTTAGTAGATGCTGTTAACGGTATTACTGTCTCAGCATTATCCGCAAAGATTGAGCAGTTGAAACCAGACATCGTATTTGTAGACGGTGTGTATTTGATGTTAGATGATTTAACAGGTGAAATGAATACACCACAAGCAATTACTAATATCACTCGTGCCCTCAAACGCTTAGCGCAAAAGATTGATAAGCCCATTGTTATTACTACTCAGACTTTGTTGTGGAAGATGCGTGCAGGTAAAGTGACTGCAGATTCTATTGGTTACTCATCATCATTTTTCCAAGACTCAGATGTCATTCTTGGTCTAGAGCCCGTAGAAGAAGATGACTCTATTCGTTTACTAAAAGTTGTTGCTTCACGTAACTGTCCGCCAAAAGAAACGTCTCTTACTTGGAAGTGGGAGACAGGTTGTTTCCACGATGAGTCAGCAATGATGAGTTGTCCATACTGCTCTAATTGGGGCAGTAATGGTTGATGTTGAAAAAGTTTTACTTTCTCTAGACATATCTCTTGTTGCCCAAAGAGGTGAGGAAGTACAGGGGCTATGCCCTATGCACAAAACACGAACTGGAAAAGAAGACCACAATCCGTCGTGGTGGATTAACTCCGTAACTGGAGCACACATCTGCTTCTCCTGTGGTTACAAGGGCAACGTGTATACGCTAGTCGCTGACCTCAAAGGTATGGATTACTTTGATGCCAAAGATTACGTTACTTCCAGTGCCGAACTAGATGTAGACGTACTGTTAAGGCGTATCCGTGAGTTGCCACAGTACGTCTCACTAGAAGAACCAATCACTATGTCAGAAGCACGTCTTGCAGTCTACGATGCGCCCCCAGAAAAAGAATTAAGAAAGAGGTTCATCAGTGCAGAAGCAGCTAGACATCACGGAGTCTTATGGGATAAAAATAATGAAGCCTGGATTGTCCCAATCCGTGACCCTAACGATTACTCTTTGTGGGGATGGCAAGAAAAAGGTGCACGTGGTCGTTTCTTCAGAAATCAACCACAAGGCGTTAAGAAATCTAAAACAGTCTTTGGTGTAGAAGTTATGTCTACGGAAACTTTAGTGGTAGTTGAGTCTCCGTTAGATGTACCACGCTTAGCCACTGCTGGAATTAAAGGCGCAATATCCACATACGGCGCAATCATTAGTGAAGACCAAGTAAAGATTATGAGAAGAGCAAAGAAAGTCATTGCTGCATTTGATAAAGACGATGCAGGTATACACGCTAATGAATCCATACGTGTCTTTGCTAGGAAGTACGGTATTGAACTGGCATACTTTAATTACACAGGCATTGATGTAAAGGACCCAGGAGACATGACAGAGCAAGAAATTCATCAAGGGATTGATAATGCTCGTGACATGATTTATGGCAAAGAAGCGTACTCGTGGTCCTAGATGCTCGTGGAGTTCCTACACACGCTTGCCCAATATGTGGGCATTTAGTTTTTCAAATTAAAGCAATGTTTGAAGACTATGACATATCCCTGTGGTTTACTGATGGCGTGTGCGATGACTGTGGCACGTTAATAACTGTACCTACTCCCGTGGACTATCCAGATGTTCAAGGGTGAATTAAAACCATATCAAGTTGCAGCAGTAGACAAAATGGCTGCTCGTCAAAAAATGTTGGTTGCTTATGAAATGGGTTTGGGTAAAACGTGTATGACTATTGCTGCGCTTGAAAAGTTAAAAGCACACGGCGAATTAACAAAACCCACTTTAGTTATTGCATTATCTAGTTTGAAGTATCAATGGCAAAAGGAAATTAATAAATTTTGTGACGATTACTCATCTGTTATTGATGGTTCTAAATCTACTCGTGCAATTCGTTGGATGCGTGATATGGAGTGGGAAGACCATACTGGATATATCATTGCTAATTATGAAACCATTGTTGCAGACTGGGATTTAATTAAAGAGTATGAGTGGGGCGCTATTGTTTGTGATGAAGCAACAGCTATTAAAGGGTTTCGTTCACAGCGCTCTAAACGAGTAAAAGAACTCTCACGCAAAGTACCAATTCGTTTTGCTTTGACAGGAACACCCATTGAAAACGGACGCCCTGAAGAGCTTTATAGCATTATGCAGTTTGTAGACTCTACCGTGCTAGGTAGATTTGATTTGTTTGACCAAACATTTATTGTGCGTAATCACTTTGGGGGAGTTCAAAGGTACAGAAATCTTCCTATATTCCATGAAAAAATGAAACAAGTTTCTGTCCGCAAAACACAGAAAGACCCAGATGTAGCGCCCTATCTTCCAGAAACAATTCATTTAGAACCAATTCTTATTCCATTAGATAAACACGGAGAAGAGATATACACAAAGATTTCTTCTGATTTAATTCAAGAACTGATGGAAGCGCAAGAACTATTAGGTGGGTCGTTTTCTTTAGATGCTCATTACGGACAAGGACATAAGCCAGGAGGCCCTGCAGATAAATTAAGAGGGTCTATAATGTCTAAGATAACTTCTTTAAGAATGTTATGTGATTCCCCACAGTTACTAGTTGAAAGTTCAACTAAGTTTCATAATGGTTGGCAGGAGATTGACGGTGAACAGATTAATTTGGAAGGCTCTAAAGGTGGCAGTGCTTATGTGGCTGGCCTTGAAGCTGCTGGAGTTCTTGATAAAGCGAAAAAATCTCCAAAATTAGAAGCCGTTATTAACTACGTTGCTGAACACATAGAGGCAAACGAAGAACATAAAGTTGTTATTTTTACATGCTACTTGGGTATGCTTCCCCTTATCCAAGAGGCATTAGATAAAAAGAAAATACTGAGCACCCTCTACTCAGGACTGCTAAATGCTAAAGAAAAAGAAGAATCAAAAACTCTTTTTCAAACCTCTAAAGAAGTTAGGGTTCTCGTTTCTTCAGACGCAGGAGGTTATGGGGTAGACCTGCCTCAAGCAAACTTGCTGGTCAACTTTGACTTGCCTTGGTCTTCTGGAACAGCGGTCCAACGTAACTCCAGAATTCGCCGTGCGTCTAGTACGTGGTCCCATGTTGTTATCCAAGACTTCCTTGTGCTACACTCCATAGAAGAACGGCAACACCAAATGTTAATGCAAAAAAACGCTGTAGCAGATGCTGTTATAGACGGAGAAGGCATTAATATTAAAGGCGGTGTAGACTTAACAGTAGGAAGTCTTCTCAGCTTCCTTAAGGGGGGATAATATGGCAAAAGTAGCAGCAGTTGAAACTAGAAATGTAGACGAGAATGATTTATTAGCTCGTACAAAAAAGTATGCTTTTCTTAAAGCACAGTTAGATTTCTTAGAAAAAGAACAGAAAGCTTTACGTGCACAACTTTTTGAAACATTAGATACCGATGGCGTAGAGGATGACAAAGGCAACATCATTATTGAATTGCCAGAAGACGTAGATGGTATCTCTTCTATTGTAAAACAACGTCGTGTCGCACGAAAAATTGACGAAGAAAAAGCAGCAGAAATTATTACTGCAAAAGGTTTACAGGATTCTTTATACAAAACAGTTGTAGTCGTTGATGAAGATGCGTTGATGGCTGCGCTCTACGAAGATGTTCTTACTGAAGCAGAAGTTGATGAAATGTATCCACCATCTGTTA